GTCGCCTCTCCACGTGGAAGGGGTGAAACCCAACCTAATGGAGGCTAACTTGCTTGAAAAGTCATTTACAAGGAAAACCGGGAACAGAACCCAGAATGACTATGTGTGGAACGGTAATCGTTGGCTGCATGTTGTTAACACTGTTACAACAGGCATTGTCAACCAAACCGAGACTCTCACAGTCACTAACGGAAATGTTCAAGGTAACCGTAAATCACCGAATCCGATAAGCTTTACCAAGGATCGCTGGACTTTTGGCAATGGTTTCCTGATTAATCAGGCTCCCATGGGCTATAAGACAGAGATGAGTGGTGCAGTTTTCGGGACGAGCTGTCTACCGGCCGGACCAGGTCCGAATTTCGATACTAGCTTTAACTGGCTATATAACGAAACTCTCTCGAAACTTTCTCGCCAAAGCAGGGGTGACCTCGATATGATGGTCGACCTTGTCGAAGCGGGTAAGACTCGGGGTATGGTTCGCGACGCGTACAAGCTTAGCAAGTTTGTTCGTCGGTTTTCACCGAAGAACTGGGCGAATAACTGGCTCGAGTATCAGTATGGTTGGAGACCTTTGGTCAACTCCATATATGGTGCTGCGAATCAGATTCTCGCTCCGGGTCGTCCTCAATGGGCGCGTTACAAAGCTAGATCTGCGGAAGTTAAGCAAAAGATACAGACGTACAAATATGGTCCTGGTTTCACCGAAAGGTGGGACAGTAACATATCGATGCGCTGCGAAATTGCCGTACTTCTTAAATTTAGCGAGTCAACGATTGAACAGATGTCCAATTTTACCAGCATGAATCCAGCTGGGATTATTTGGGAGCTGTGTCCTTACTCGTTTGTTGTCGACTGGGTTTTCAATGTCGGCGCTTACCTTCGGAATATGGAAACTGCCTGTTTGATGGATCTGAACTTTAAATCTGGGTATCGTACCGATACTTATCGTCTTATCGAGAATGCAACTATTAGTGGTACATCTTCTGATGGCCCCAATAGTTCATCTCGAAGCGGTAACTTGGTACATACAAAGGTTTATAAGAACAGAACTGTCTTAGGCGGTTACCCTACTCCCCTATTTCCAACCTTCAAGGCGGATTTAGGTGGTAATCAACTCATCTCAGCCGGGGCGCTACTCTTCAATCACTTTAACAAGTGATTTAAGATGCCTGGTATACCGTGTCGTCAAAGACACTTTCGTTTGTACGGAGTATTCCATGCCTGCTGTTGCAGCGATCGTCCTTGCGGACGCTTTGGCCACACCGGTCAATCACACTTTCTCCCCACTCGGCCCCGACGCCAATGGCGTCTGGTGGTTCGAAGATCCCACAACCACCTCTGCGATTGGGAACTGGCGCTTGTCAGCTCAGCTGACGCGTCCGGGCCCGCCCGCAAGTGGCGACGATTCTTCGAAACGTGTTTGTCGTGTCAAGATTGGGATTCACATCCCTATCCTGGAGAACGTCACCAACTCGACGATTTCCGGCATTTCGCCGGCTCCGACGGTTGCATACGTTCCCCGCTGCATGATGGAGTTCATCCTCCCTGAGCGCTCGGTGAAGGACTATGACAGAAAGACTTTGCGCAAGTTTGCGTACAATCTTCTTCAGAATGCCAACATCGCTCTGCTCGTCGAGGATTTGCAAAATCACTATTGATTTTGCGTCCGAACTTTCTGAAATGTCCCCGCAAGGGGCATCATGGAGAAACACATGTCTTTTCAGACAATGGGAAATGTTTTCATTTCCCTGTGCGAATCGATAAACACGCCCGTCTCTCTGGGTCTAGCGCTAAGGTTCAAATATTCTGAGAAGGATATTTGTAGTTTTAGGTTAGATCCAAGAGATTATAACGATGCATCCGTTTTTGGGAAGGATTATTTGTGTGCGAACTTTCTACGAAAGTGGAAAGGTTTGAATACAGGTATAGATCTCAAAAATGAAGCAATCCAGACCTTTAAAAAGTCTGAGGAGCAATGCCTTTCAACAAATCGGAGGTTACTAGGAAACACGGAGGATCTATTCCGATCCCGTGCAGAAGCGATTTTGCATTCTGCTTCACGAAAAATTTCCGCAATCCTAGGACCTTTTAGTTTGAAGAAAGTGCTCCGTCGTTGTGAGTGGACAGGAGGCTCAACGTTAGATATCCCCCGAAGGGGTGCTTTCGTTGACACTAAAATGACATTACTTCCTATTACAGTAACACGCTATGCTTTGCGTTATATCAAACTCGAAATTGAGTCTGATCCGCGCTGGGCTGAAGCGATCTTAGGTGTAATGCCTGAGGGAGCGTTTTCACTTTTGCCGTCTTGTTTCAAGGTGGTAAGAGGAAATCGCGTGACTACTGTACCGAAAGACTCTTCAACTGATCGCATTATTGCGATCGAACCAAGAGCTAATATCTTTCTCCAAAAAGGAGTTGGAAATTATCTCCGTTCAAGGTTGAATAGGTTTGGTATCGACCTGAGTAAACAGGAGATTAATCAGTCGTGGGCAAGTCTTGCCTATGACCTTAATCTCTCGACCGTTGATCTTTCTTCGGCGAGCGATACTATCGCGAAGGAGCTGATTTTTCAGCTCCTACCAATCGACTGGGCTGTGTATCTTTCAGATATACGAAGTCCTTTTGGGACTCTCCCTGATGGTCACGAGATCAAATATGAGAAGTTTTCCTCTATGGGAAATGGCTTCACTTTTGAACTCGAGTCAATGATCTTTTACGCAATTTGTGAGAGCGTACAAGATCTCTACTGTCAGACAGCCGATTGGAAACTAACTTCTGTTTATGGTGACGACATCATTATCCCAGAGATGTTTTTCGACGTGACGAGAACAGCCCTTACATACTTTGGCTTCTCTTTTAATGAGAAGAAATCGTATCGTGATGGGATGTTCTTTGAGTCATGCGGGAAGCACTACTTTGGGAATAAAGATGTTACCCCACTATATCAGAAGGAATTGCTTGATGAAGTTGAAGCAATCCGTTGTGGCAACCGTCTTGTACGGTGGTCGCTTCGTGAGAATTCAACAATCCCTAGGAACGCATGGAGGGAAATTAGATCGGTTTTCCGATCGCTTTCCCACTGTGTTATTCCTCTGGGTGCCGAAGGTGATGATGCCTGGCTGGCGGCTGAGGGTTTCCCTCTGCCACCAAATAGGAATCATGGCTATCGATGCCAAGTGATTCGCTTTATCAAGAAAGGGTTACCCTTTCAGGATAAGGCTATGCTAGC